GCATTCCATACGGCACTTTGCTCAGCGTTATCTAGCCTATCTAGGCTATCTTCAAATGTATTTAAGTACTTATCCATATGTTCTCTGTAATGATTTTTCTTAATTACATCCCCGCTTACTACAAATATAAGAGCAGACTTGATTGTATCTAGTTGAGGGAAGTGTACAAATAACCCACCTGCAACCAAGTCTAACTGTTTAGTATCCGCGTACCTTGCATTCTTGCTCGTTTTATAATCAATCGAGTAAGCTGTACTACCATTTATTATCACTACATCAGCAATACCACGCCACCAAACGTCTTTACCTAAGAACTTACAGGGTTCATACCCATCACCAACCCGTTTAAGCCCCATCTTCATTTCTGTGTGCTTCTCACCCTCTTGCTTAGCTATCCGCTCTACTACCTTACGCACGTAAGCAAACTTCTCAGGTATTTCAACACCATCTTTTACATAATCTTCACAGGCTTTATGTACTTCCTGCCCGTATATCGTTGCTTCGTTACCAGAATCTTTTACATCCTTTAGTACTTTTAAGTGGTAATACTTCTTTGGGCATTGTTCAAACGTTTTGATAGAGGAATACGACCATGCAATTGACATACTTAACCTTGTGATTATTAACCATATTTAGTTATAGCATATATTCATTACATTGTGTGGACTTAGTATGTACCTTGTAAAGCCACCTGCTAGCACATGGGGAAAATAAATGCGGACTCAGTATGTACCTTATTTTTCTGATTCCTCAATTAGTTTCTCTAGGTAGTGCATAGCTTTGTTTAAGTCCTCAACACCATTTTTATCCCAGCATCGAGCAACATACTTGATGATATTGCCACGAAGAAAGCCTTTGAACTCTTCCTCAGACATCCACGCCTTCATAGCTTTCCAAGGCTGTAGCCCCATATTCATGTAGTGATCCCCACCCACTTGTCTTTTATGGCTTGGCGAACCTACTGAACTCTCTAAAGAATCGTAAGCCACTTCATTAAAATCATCTTCCGTCATAGTAACTGCCCCCCTGATTTCATTAAGTCTCCTCCAAATACGTGCGTACCTGTATGGTCTAGCTTAATACTTGGATGTGCGTATATCTTCCCGCCATACTTTCGCCACAATTCGCAAAAGTGGTAGTCCTCAGATAACAATGCACCTGTACCATCAATGCTTGTATCAAAGAACTGGTATGTGATTGGGTGTATGTACTCACCATCTGAGTCTCTAAACGATGTCCGTCTGTACGTAGGCACATGATCCTTCAGCTTCTCAAGTACACTGCGTTTGATTAGCATGAAGCCTGTACCACCATGTCGCACCTCGATAACACCCGACTCATCTACTTCTGCATGATCCCCTTGTGCGCCCATCATGTTAAATACAAACGAACCACTGTAGTCAGCCAAGTTATCTTTACCTTCTCTCGCGGCTCTAGCTACTGAGTCCCATGCAATCTCTTTCTTTGAGTACACGCCACACACTACATCTTTCTCTGCTAGTAGTAGCGCAGGTATAGCCCCAGCTGGAAACGTTATGTCTGCATCAATGAACATTAAGTAGTCCGCATCACGTTCAAGGAACATCCTAGCCAAGTCATTACGCCCACGAGTTATTAGACTTTCGTTAGTAAGCGTAGCTATGTAGGTTTCACATTGCAGTTCAGTTAGCGTTTTCCATGCACCCAGTAAACTAAGTGAGTAGCCCCCTGTACACATGCCCCCATACATCGGGGTCGCAATCATTATCTTTGGTCTATCAATCATACTGGGCAACCTTTCGTCTCCTTTTGTCCTTGTTTATAATGTCCGGCAAACGTCATTCTTGTATTAAAGAATTTACCAAATTCTTTTTCGGATATTTGATGATATTTAAGTTTTATTTTTTTATCGTTTGCTAGTGGTATCAAATGAGCTAATGGAGTCTTATATCTAATGTAGTTGGTGTAAGTCTCTTCTCGGCGGTTAAATATAAGGTTCACGTTAGTGTTAAATTGATACTTAAACTCTGTAACCCCCGACAACACTTTATAGTCAAAGTTATATAGCGTATTCCAAGTTGGGTCTTGCCATACAAAAGGGGTTGTATCGGTTGCTCGTAACACCCAAGGCGAAGATAACTTTAAATGCGCGTATTCTTTTGAGTTAAAGTGCGTGCCTATCTGTTCTCCTTCGTGAATTTCTGCATTATGCGCAGGGTCAGAAAACTGCCATCGATAATTGTCTGTACCCTTCTTACCTACTTCAACCGCCACATCGCACCAAGCAGATAACATAATTCCACGTTTATATAAATCTATAATTCCAGGGCATGTACGCATAGTGGGTACTGGGAAAAAACCATTCCTAGGCACGTAAGTTTTAGGTAACTCTTTCCACCAATCAGGGACAAACTCAGCTGCGAGTTTTGGTTTCGCATACTTAAATGCTCCCTGTACTGGAGTAAAACAATCAATCAAAAGTGTTTTCTTCTTAAATAAAAACATAACTCCTCCTATTTATCCCATTTCTCTTCTTCAAGAGTAATAGCTTGTCTCATCAAGTGTCCATCTACTGATAAGTCCATCGCTTTCTTTTTAGCTTCTGAGTACTTTTTAGAATTCATCAGGTCTTGTACTTCTCTTAAATGTTTCTTAACGTTTAACCAATGCTCACTCCAATCTACATATTCACTCATTTACAACTCCCATAGGTTTTTCCATCAAAAGCCTCACAATCGAGGGGTAATTCTTGTGCCCAAGTAGGGCGTGTCTTCATTACTTTCTCTACAAACTTCTTTGCTTCTTCTACTTCTTCGTTAGGCACAATACATGCAATCGCATCATGCACAGTCATTACTACCTTGTATTTCTTAGCGATACCGAGTAACTGTTCACCAATAACAATACGCGCCAATGCCTGACACACATTCTCTATAACTTTGCCACCATAGATACGGTTCGCAATGACTGATCGTCCGCGTCTCGTGTCGTATACAATCTCAGTCTTACCATCCTCAGTGTCTTGCCTACGTAAGTTTGGGTACTTTATATACAGGTTGTTTGGTAGGCGTATACCTTTTTCATCTATAGACAACACACCATACTTACCTATTAACGCCCCCGCTCCATCCATAATTCCTTCTAACGCATCACTAGCACTACGCCACAAATCAGGTATCCATTGATACGTTTCTCGATAAACATGGATGATACGTTTACATTCATCTTCATCTAACTCAACACCAAAGTTTTTTAGCTGTGCTTGAAACTTCATCGCGCCCATACCATAACCCGCACCAAGAATTGTAGTCTTGCCAACAAACCGCTCACCCGTGTCAATCTGATCTACTGGCTTACCATATATGCTACTAGCCATAATCTTGTATACATCATCCCCTCGATCAAACGCATCTACTAAGTCATGTTCTTCAGCTAACCAAGCAAGTGTCCGCGCTTCGATTTGTGACAAGTCACAGTCAATCATTGTGTAGCCAGTAGGCGCACAGATCGCATCTTTTAGTGGTGAGTTACGTGGTAAGTTCTGCATGTTTACTTTGTCGTCCCCACCCCATCGACCAGTGTGAGCCGCGTAGTAACGTAAGGGTATTGGCATCGTTCCACGCATAGCAATGTTGATAAATCGTTCGGTTCTAGTTTCTTCGATGGTGGACTTTACACCTAACCTAGCAGACACAAGGGCTTGCACTATTTCATTCTCGTGTTCAAGTAATGCTCTAAACTCTTCATCAGACTTAGCAAATGCTAGTGTTTCCTTACCTGTAGTAAGGCTGATCTTTGTTGGTGGTATAACACCGTAGCTTTTAAGTAACTCAGCAAACTTAGGGTTACTCATAATTTCTTTACGGTCTACATCGATCTTAGCCATCAACTCTGCTTTGTTTTTTTGTACTCCTTCTAAGTGCGCGCTCAATACATCTACATCCAGTTCTAATACTGGCTCAGTAAACATACGTAGGGTGAGATCAATTAGCTTTGCTTCTGTCTTGTTTATGTTGGGTAACAGAACACCAAACAGCTTTTCGGTTAGGTCAACGTCTTGAATGCAGTAGCTTGCGTACCTAGACAAACTCTCGTCATCAAAATCTATACGACGTTTACCTAGCGCGTTGATTACTTCGTCGCCCTTCTCGCCAAGATGATAGTAAGAGCATAGCGCCTTAAGACTTCCACCCACTTCGACAGAATGTATTGCCCTCGACATAGACAATGTATCCGCAATCATCTTGGGTTTGATATCGAAGTGCCACGAAAGAATCGCCATGTCGAACATAGCATTGTGCGCTACAGCTAGTGAGTTATCCCAATCAAACGAATCTAGAAACTCTTTGGTCTTTTGTTTCGTACCGCTAAACCATTGAGTCTCTTGCCCCGATTGTTTTACAGCTACTCCAATAACCTCAAAGTCGTCATGGCGTAAGTACTCTTCGGTTGTAAGTTTGGATAACGAATATTGTTTGTCGTAGTAGGTCTCAAAGTCTATTGTTAGTATTTTCATAATAAATTTTATTCCGGTGTAGGCATATCAGGCCAATGATGATTACCTTTAGATTTATTTAATTCAGGTGCTAGCAGTTGTAGATTAGCCCACGTATGTAACCCACACACTTTGTCAGAACGCAAAGGGACTATATGATCTACATGAAATCCAAACTCTTTTGCTTTTACGTACATTAAACGTATTTTGTGTTTTTCCGATGTAAACCACTTTGTTTTCCTGTGTTGTCTAAAATAGTTAGATCGCCATACTTTCCGTAATTTTGCATCGCGGCGTATTTTTTCCCTGTGTGAGTCTCTATATATTTTATTAGCTTCTCTTCGCGCTTCCCTACGTGTTTCTTTAGTAGCTAAATAATATTTTTTTGCGTATTCTTTTTTACGTATTGCTATTAGTTCCTTGTTTTCCTCTTTATATTTTTTGTCATACGCTCGTACTTTCTCCTTGTTTTCCTCTTTATATTTTTGTGATTTAGCCCTAAAAAATTCTTTATTTTCTTGGTAGTTTTTTCTACGTCTAGCGTTTATTTTTTCTCTGTTTTTCTCACGGTATCTTTTGTACCTCGCTCGTTCAAGGTCTGTAACGCTCAATCGACACCGCCTTGCGTCCATGTGTTTGTTACCTGAATATCCTCAACTTCCAAGTCATCATTTATGACGTCAATTAATACAGGTTCTTTAGCCGCCATACGTTTTAGCTCTGCTATCGCTTGATCTTTTATCTCGTCGTTACCATCAGGGTCGTTTGTGAACGCCTCTAATTCAAATTCGTACATGATCGTACGTGTAACCGTAGCTATTACATTGTGTTTGTATATCATATTCGCTCCTTTTTATAACATTTCCTCTATTAATATCCGTACGTGATCTATGTTCTCTTCGTTTATCACTAGTGCCGTACCCCCAGTGTTACGTATAGCTTCCATCTCACGTTCTTGTAGCGTGGTAGGTTTGTTCTTACCCGCCTTGCACTCAACCGCAAAAAAGTTACCGTTAAAGCAACACACTATATCTGGCACACCACTACGCCCAAAGCCATAAGTCGCAGGGAAAAAGTAGTAAGCCCCGTAGTGCTTGAGTATCTTGACTACTTTATCCTTCACTCTTTTCTCAGGTGTACTAGCCATTGTAGTTACCTATTGGGTACATAGGTTGCTTTCTCTCTGCGCCAATGTCTGCACTTGTAAATGCTAAGTTAGCCGAGAGCACTAATAAAATAAACATAATCGTTCTCATATTACTACCTCCTCTTTACTTTGTCCAACTTCTTTTGTTAACACCTCGCGCATCTTGACTGTGTAACTAGGAAACTGTTGGTAGTGCTCTAGTACCTTTATTGGTAGTCGTAAGTTCACATGTACCATTGCTTCTTTCTTTCCCTTACCTCGCATCTTGCATCTCCTTTGCTTGTTGTAAATAAAATTGTGTATCGTCTACCTTGACACCCACATCAGTTATCAAAGTATCTGGGTTGGATATACTTAGCATTGCCAAGTGAGTCTTAGTCTCATCGCACAAGTCTTTGTGTTGTAGTGTTTGCATGTTTGAGTGGCGTCCAAATAAGTTATCCATGTATATGTCGTTGCCATACTTAATTACCAACACACCCTTACCATCGCTCGCTTGCCTTTGCATTTCAGTTATAGATATAAACGAATCGTAATCCTCAATCATTTGCTCGACTTTGGATTCATACTCAGGCATACGTTTAAATATATTTTTTGCTGTGCTTCTATGCTCAGTCATGATTACGTCAAACAGCCTACTACAAGGTGCTGTTTTAGCACTAGGAGCATAAGTCTGTGCAGTAGCCGCCATATACCTAACGTTACTAAGTGCTGCAGTTATAGCGTTACTAGTCAGGCGTTGTAGCGTATCAAAGCGTTCTCGCATTGCTATTGGTTTAATATATTTAAGGATGTTCTTAACCGCAGTATTAACGTTCTTGGTTCTTTTCCAATCAGTAGACCTCATTTCTTTACTTGTGATACGAGATTTTACGTCGTGGCTGTAATCATTCCCGCCATACTCCCCTAGTTTTTCTCCGTCGTACCAAACATCAAAATCTATACAACCCCAAAACTCGTCAGCTTTAGCCCTGTTTACTGTTCTCCAACCTGTGCTTAATGAAAACGCATACTTAGGGTCTTTCATACGTACTGTGTTCATTACGTGTACTGCCTTTTTACTTATCTCCATTGTGTCAAGACACTCGATAAGCTCATTAGCCTTAGTCCTCTCTTCGTAGTAGTAAAGCCCAGTCGCTCCACCACACGTTAGTTTTATCTTGTGGTACTTGTATTCTTCGCCATTCATACATCGCTCCTTTTTACATATTCTAAGTACTTAGCATTGCTATCTATGGTTAGATTAGTTATAGGTACTTCTTTCTGGTAGAACAACTCAGTTGCGTGCTCTTTCTTCATGTGGTCTTTTAAGCAATTCAACATAACTCTTGTAAGTGCATCACCACTCTTAACCTCGCGCCAATAACTCATACCTTGCACACATTTATATTGCTTCTCTTGAGCTATTCTTTTAGCGGCTCTATACCAAAGTTCTTGATCATCACTGGTTACGTCGTGCAACAAAGGTTTACCATCGGTATTTATTTTGTCTGTTTCTTCTCTGCTAAAACCTGCGTCGCGGATTTTGTTAGTGATAGTTAAGTAGTCTGCGAACGGTTTGCAATCAGCCCACAACTTGTTCCACTCTTTACGTTTTAGGTATGTCTTTAGTATTTTATCTTGCGCTGTTACGAACTTATCCTGTAGCGCATCGTACACATGCTGACCCTTACCTAAGAGTTTCCTAGCACACCAATCCCATATGTCGTACTGATATTGAATCAAGTTTGTACCTAGTAAACGATTAATAATTGGTAACTCAAATAGGTTATAGTCCCGTAGGTTTATATTTACTAGATGTGGTGTATCCGCTTTGTACGTGAGTGTCCTACCATAATCTCTATAGGGATCGTTCTTATCCCAGTAACGTAGCACGTAGCTTTTGTCCTCAACCTTCTCCATAGTAATGTACCCTCTAGCCCGATTGCCTACAGGTACTTTGCCTTTCTTCCAACCTCGGCTGAATGGTTTGGTTGCGTTAAAGTATTTTTCTGCGTCCGCAAAAGTTCTAATACGTGGTATATCGTAGTACATAATTCGCTCTCCTTGTGTTGGATTATTTAAGTCTTGCTAGTCTTGCTTGCTTTCCTCGCTCTCTACACTCGGCACACTTCCACCGCTTGTGTCCGTTCGCCATAAGCACATACTTACCACCGTCTTGCACTTGATGCTTGGTACAACTCCTGCACCATTTCTCTGCCAGTATGCGGTCAGCTACAGCACTTACTTCATCTCTCAGTTTAGGCATCGCTCCATACCCTCCTAGTGTATCACAAATAGTGACGTAGGATTACAGAATTCTTCATAGTCCGCACGATTTACACGCAGTACTAGATGCCCTTCATCCTCATCAATTACTTTTGATTCTTCTAATAAAATAAACGCTAGACGCACCTTCTCCAGTAGTTCACTAGGCATAACGTTTTCTTCGTCGTAATATGTTTCTTCATCGTCCATGCTTGTTACCCTCATCGTTCTGGTCTCCCCGCTAACTTTGCTATCTCATACAACTCTAACGGTAATGGTGCTACTGATACACTATTATGCAATATTTCCTGTGCATCTGGTTTGTACACATGGTATGTGTCGTCCGCATCTCTATTCCACTTAGTCTCGAACACTTCGCAGTCCCCCACTAGCTCCATAACCTTCATAGCTGATGTGTGCTCAAGTATGATTTTCTTACCAAATAATGTTAGTACTACTTTACTCATGTGTTTCTCCTTAATGTAAGTCCATATGAATTGTTTTGCCGAATGGCGCAGTAGCATCTTTATTTCCGATAACACACCACATAGTAGGGATACCGATGTCTTCACCCCAGTTCCACACATGACCATCCGTGAATAACAGTATGCAGTCAGGCTCAATTTGTTCCTCCTTAATCTTCTCGAATACACAGGCAGGACTTGTACCACCCCCACCCACAGGCTTAGTTACCGTATGAATGTTTTGCACTTCATGCTCCTCGTATGTCTCGTGCAATGTTACATCCGTATCCCAATACATCATGTCCACCATGTCAGGTCGTACATCCTCAAAGATAGCTTTCATCTCGGACATAGCTACGGTTAGTTCCTTACCAATAGATGCCGATACGTCAGGAGCAGTAACCACTTTACCCATAGTGTCGGACATATAAGACGGTGTGTAATACCCTCTCGCAAGGCTGTGCCTATGGGGTGGACTCCATGTGCTGTAATCACCACCCTTAACGTTATTGGTTAGAAACTCTCGCATCAATACTTGCCACGGTATCTGTGGGTTGAGTAGTTCTTCAAGTGCTCTGTCTAGTGGGTTTCCACTTGAGGACTTACCCGCGTATTTTTCTTGCGCCATCTTTCCTTGCCGTAGACCCTGTTCAATCTCTTGTGCTCGCTTCTCCTGTTCTTCAGCAGGTACTTCGGTTGCACCTTCCCAATCGTGTTCATCAAAGCCATTACCTTCCCCCTCTCCTTGTTCACCTTGCTCTTGCTTAGCCTCATACAAGCCTTTAAATATCTCAGGCACACTCATACCGTCGTACTTGTAGTCCAGTAGTCCAATAGGTTTACCATTTATAGACGGCATCTCTAACACCCTAGTACCTTTGTCATCGGTCTGCACTAGCTTGAGGTTAATCCAATAGTCCATAGCTTGGTTGGCTATGCTTGGGTCTTTCTTGTGCAGTGTTTCGTACATAGTCAGATGTCTCCATGCCTTGTGCAATGTTTCATGCGCCACAATGAATGCCACTTGTTTATCGTTTTGTGTCGCTAGAAAGTCAGGGTTGTACATCACATTGTATCCATCGGTACATGCTGTGGGTATATCAGTAGTCATAGTAATCTTACCCATAATCAACACACCGGAGAACAGCGCAAACTCTTCCCATCGCATGAGTGTCATACTAGCTTTGGTAATCCTAAGTCTTTGATCTTTCATGTTTCGCTCCTTATCCTAGTAAGCCAGAGTTAGTCATTCCCAACAACTTATCCCTAAAGTCTGGGGAACTAAATGCTACTGACTGTTTATTTTTAGCCAAACCCAAAGAGAACATCATCTCCCACTCTGGCTCGAATCTTGATATGTACTTCATGTACTGACCTATTGTGGTCTTATCAATCCTAGTAAGAGCACCGAATATAAACACACACGCCGCGCCCTGTGTTTCAGGTAGCTTAGCCTTCATAGGGTCTTTCATTATTTCATCGTGGCTAGGTAGTTGGTCTTTGAAATCCACGAACGCTTGAAACTGTTTAGCGAATGGTGAACCCACACGCCCTGCAATCTCACATGAGAGTAACTTAGAGCTTAGCTTACCGTAACTACTGTGCATGATATCCGATACACCTTCTAGACCACGACGCGTAACACCCTTGTATGGACTGTTCTTCCACGCATCTCCATCTAGTATAGTAAGCAGACATTCGGGGAACTCGTGCATGAACGCAATCACGGTCTCATGCCATCCACTCTCGATTGCGTACTCAATCATCTCCTCTTGACTCGCACCCTTCATGACTAGCTCGATCACCCTGTCATGTGTATGGTCACGTATCCTACCCAAACCCTCTTCCTCTAAGTTACCGCAAATAAGACGTATTGAATCTGGGTGTAGTGGAATACCCATAAAGCTACCTTTTGGCTCAATAGGTTCATGGAGTAGGTTTTGTACTGATTGATGGCACTTGTCAAACTCATCGATACACATAGTTACTGGCTCACCTGTGTGCAATCCGAAACTTTCATTAGGGACAAATACAAACGAACCGTCTTTCATTACTGGGAATTTGAAGTTACCTACTTCTTCCTGTGGTGCTTGGATAACTTTGCCACCTGCTAATGGTTTGCCTAGGGCTTTAGCTATGATGTTGGCTATGGATGTCTTACCTGTACCACGAGGCCCACGTAGTAAGTACACGGCATGTGGGTTGTGAGTGATAATCTGAATTGCTTCCTTAAGTGTTACGTGGTGTGTGCTATCTATATGTTTAAGCATCGTTTCGCTCCTTTGCTTGTGTTGAAATAAGGGTTACAAAAAGTAACCCTCGGTTGTTACAGCCATACCTCGACTGTTCTTATAGTATACCACATTGTGGTACATGAGTCCAATTACAGCGCGTACTTAGATAAGATGTCATCTAGCTTGGTCTTAACTTCGTTACGTGTTGCATGGTTGGTTGGTATCTTTAGCGTCTCCACACTCACACCTTGAATAGCATTCTTGAGGTCAATCCTCGCTTGGTCTAGGCGTGGGTCATTGGTTACGTTTAAGTGTGCGAGTAGATCGCACAAGTCTGTCGCATTCTGCACGAATGTATCGTGGTATCGCACAGTTTTACCGTCTTTGTTCTTACCATCGTCATCCATCTCTATGGATAGCTTATCCTTCATAGATTCGATTTGAGTCTTAACCCTGTCCCATGAGGAAGATATAGCTGTCTGTACTCTGTTATCTACAGTAGCGTCCAGTTGCTCTCTCAATTCTTCCATCATCTCTTTGGGTACATCGACACGCCAATCCCCACTCTCCGCTATTGGCTCAAACGTCAATGAGTAGTCAAACGTCTTGCATCTCAACTCAAACTCCGTCGGGTAGTCATGGTAGTTGTACATATCCCCCATCTTGTATGGTGCTACATTGTCCCTGTAGTTGGGGTAGCTTACGTCTAGGAACACACGCCACATATCCTTGAGTATCTCTAACATACCCCCTATCTTGTCCTTGTAGTCCATCATCGCACTTGTGGGTAGTAGTCTAGACCCACGATCTCCCCACGGTAGGGTTAGGCGTATGTGCTCGGCTCGAATCTTGGACTCGTACTTCTTGATGTTACGTAGTGAGTCATCACCCGCCATGAGATTCTTCTGCACTTTGGATGCGTTACTTGACGCACGCTTGGTGTCGTTAAGTTCTTTGGTCATGCCCTTGTCTAGCTTTTGTCCACCCCATGATTGGATGCTCAAGGATGCCTGTACTCCCCTGTCAGCTATACTAGGTGTGTGTTGCACTTCGGTTAGTTGCTCTTGTGTGTCTATATACATGGTGTTTCTCCTTGTGTTTAGTTAGTGAGTCCTACGAATAAAACTGGTGCATATATCAAGATCCCGAAAAATAACATTAGCACTACGGATAGCACTACTTCGCCCACTACTTCTCGGAACCGTTCCCGCTTGTGTCGCTTTAGTTCTCCAAATAGTAATTTTTGTTGTCCTCGTTGCATTGTTGGTCTCCTTGTTGGTCTGCCCATTGTTCGTCCCAAAACTCCATCTCACGTACTGGTGTGGATTTGTTCTGGCTATTAGCGTACTGGCTAGTCTTTTTCAACATCGCCGTCTGGATCTTACTTTCTTGCTTACTCATACTCTGCTACCTCCTGTTGTATTAATTGTTTAGCGTTACGTCTTTCTTCTCGGTGTACTTGGTGCTTCAGGTGTCGGGTTAGCTCGTGCGAGTGCCTACTTCCACCCCATGCGTCTCGCTCGTACTTACTTCGATGGTATCCCATCGCACTCCGCGCATTGGTTTGAATCTTACTCATAGCTCGCTCCTCTTAGGGTTGAGTTGCTTGGGTGTCTCGGTGTCATCGGGTGACACATAGACGTAGTTACTCTTGTTAAGTGGTAGTTGCGTATGCTTAACGGCACGCGCCATAATCTCGCCACAATCTAGGCACGCTCGGTAACCTAGTTGCCACCGCTTGGGATGCACATACTCGCCACATGAAAGACAGTTCATACTTTTCTCCCTCGTTTGCCATAATAGAATGTGTCGTGTCTCTTGGGTTTACCACCCACCACCATACCGCAAGCAATAATGGCGTTGTAATCGATGTTGTAACTAGTCAGACTCTTGGGTGGATATTGAGCCAGTATCGAATCGTGATTGATCACATGAGGTGATCTTTGAGGGTTACATTTAGTAACCCTAGTCTTTGGTGCATCTGCTATTGCTTTAGCACGTATAAAACTCTTGAGCTGTGCTAGTTGCTCTCGTTGCTCTGGTTTTAACATTGTCGCTCTCCTTGTGTTGAAATGAGGGTTACAAAAAGTAACCCTGCTATATGTAGTTACATATCTCTAACTACACAACCATTATCTCACATTGTGGTACATGTGTCAAGTCAGTGAGGGTTTCGGTTTATGCTTGGTATTGTTAGAAAGTATATTGTTAGAATGTTATGGTTTTAGGGTATTTTGTTACGTGGTTTTCTAACATTATAAATGGCTCTAGCAAAGGGGTTTGCGGGATGTTTTGTATGTAATGTTATAATGTTAGTAAAAATAATATTATATAATAGAAGTCGCCACTTTTAACTTGCACTTGCCGAGGGGGACGTAAGAGACTCAGAATATAAAAATCTCTCTTTACTACTTGCTAACATTATAACATTGTAACATTATAATAAAATCAAGCACTTACGGATAACATTACGTTCTCATTTTCTAACATTACGCAAATTAAATAACATTAGGGTTACTTTTTGTAACCCTAGTAGGCTCGACATAACTATCATCTTGGCTCGACATAACTATCATCACGCTAACAAAGTAGGTGCAAAGTAAAAGGAGGGTTACATTTAGTAACCCTAGTAGGCTCGACATAACTATCATCAAAAATATAAAAACAAAATCAAAACCAAATAAGGCTAAGCCATTTTATAAAGGCGAAAAAAAGCCCAGCAAAAAAGCTGGGCGAAAAAAAGGGAGACCGAAGTCTCCCTAGGTATTACTGAACGATTGGGAAGTTAGCAAGTACTTTTAACATTGCCTTTTCGTCCTTATTTCTTAACGAAGAAGTAATCTCTTCAATACTCGCCTTGAGTGCTAGAGCATTTTTCCCAACAGCTTTGCGCTTGTCAGCGGTGGTCTTTTTAGCGTTAGTATTACCGTCGTTATTCTTCTCAACGATAAAGTCATTAGATAGCTCCCGAATAGTAAACCACCATTTGTTGGCGTTTTTCTTCAATCTATTTTGTATAGACTTAAGCTTGGAGTTATCATTTGCCGCGGCTTTTATCTCGGCTTTAACTTTCATTTTACCAAGTTGATATTTAACATGTTGCTCTATTGCTTCTTGAGCAAGGTTAATCAATATCTTTGATTCCGCTACCTTTAAAGCTGGGTTATGGGTAACCCGATCATCAGTGGATAGGTTAACCCAACACACAGCGTCTGGGTTTGGTGCTACAGGTAACAGCGTAAGAGCTAGAGCGTCGAAGGTTTCAGCTAGAGTAGCGTTACAGCCGTCTAACTTATTTTGCGCTGAAAATACTGGCGCCATAGCTTTACGAACAGCGCTGACACATAAATCAACTGGGTTGGTTGATTTGGTAGATACTACGGTGTTACTAGTCTTATTAGACATAATATATTTCCTTGTGTTGTACTACATTAAAAGAGGGTTACATTTAGTAACCCTGCCGGTCATCCCCGACCGACACCCATATTGTACCACACTGGGGCTATATGTCAACCCCCCACCCCCCCGGTGTGTAGTTTTGTTAACCCTACCCCTCTTACTTAATAATATGCTCGTTAGATAACTCCATTTCAGAAAACCCCCCCTAACAAAACCAAATCGTTGACCCCCCACCCCCTATTTTTTCCCAGCCAGTATGCGTACGGCTCGCACACAGAAACCCCCCCTTTATGGTACCTGTTGAAATTCAATTTATAGAGTGGTATGGTTTGCACATCGTTCATCCCAGCAGGGACGGAAGTAGACACGGGTCGAAGGAACGCATCTTTCTTTTTAATTTGAAGGAGGGTGTCATGACACTTTGGTCTGAGTACTGCCGACGACGCGCAACCGCGCAACTTAATAACACACGCACAACTAACTACATATTAAAACAACGGCTGGGTATGCTATAGTAAAACGAAGCACGGTTTTTTCTCCTCCTTTTTGTTTCCCGTGCTTTTTAAGGGGTACTTCGGTGCCCCTCTTTTTATTGATCAATATTTAAACGTTTTTCTAAAGTAACCCACGCTTTGGGTATGTGGATCTTTGCGTTGGATTGGTTGTCTTCTTCGGACACTACGGCTGCCACACAGATTGCTTTATCATTTTCTGATACAACAAAGCCTAAGGTCTTACATTTAAACAACCCTGCTTCGGTAACTTCTTCCCAATCAGCAACAGCTACTGCGTCTTCCCATTCTAGATAGATACATTCAAACTTCGCCATACTCACCCTTTCTTGCTTTTACTAATACTTTAGTATATAAAGACTCCATCACAAAAATATTAAAGAGCCACAAACCGCTCAATGCCCAGACCTCAAACCGTCAAAGTAGATCCTACACTAGAACACAAAGTCCCGTTTGATACCTCAGACGAGAAACCCAACACTCTTTTAGATGAGCTAACAGTTGCCGCGAATACGGTAGAGCTTCAACACGAACTTGGTGCTACACTAGAGGTCGATGAAGCCACTGCGGAACAAGAGAAGAAGTTGCTGGACGAGGTTGTCACGGAACGCAAAAAGAATAATCTCACTCAGCCAAATACGGCGTTTGCGGCGTCGGCTTTCCTCCGAACCTACGGAGCACAGTTAGGTCTCGATGCAGCTGAAGCGCGTGCCGCCATAACAAACAAGTTAATGGAGATTGCAACCTGTGGGGATACTAAGTTCGAGTTAAAGGCATTGGAGCTACTCGGTAAGCATAGTGACATTGGGTTATTTACGCAGAAGTCCGAGATTACAATCAACTATAAGAACCCTGATGATCTGGAGAATGCTATTAAGGAGCGAGTCAAACGCCTACTAAACGCTGATGTGATAGACGTCACTCCACTAAACAGTAACCTCGACGATGAGTTAGGTGTAGCCACGGTAAAAGAACAAGACGAAGTAGAAGATGACGACAGCTAAAGAAGCGATTGAGAATATATCCATAAAAGATATTCCGGCGATACTGCCGATGCTCTCGCTACCAGAGCAGGAGAAGTTACTTGCTGAGTTAGATAAACTGGAGGAGCTACGGACAAAACAGCAGGCACAGGACAAGTTCATACCGTTCGTTAATCAGGTATGGCCCACATTCATAAGTGGGAGGCACCACGCTAAGATGGCTTCTGCCTTTGAGAGAGTTGCAGCAGGTAAGAGCAAACGGCTTATAATTAATATGCCACCTAGACATACGAAGTCAGAATTTGCTTCTTATCTGCTCCCCGCATGGTTCCTAGGGAAGTATCCACATAAAAAAGTAATCCAAACGTCCCACACAGCTGAGTTGGCGGTGGGCTTTGGTAGAAAGGTACGTAACCTTGTCGATCAGGAAGTCTATACCAAACTATTTCCGGGGGTTGGCCTACAGTCAGACTCAAAAGCGGCTGGTCGGTGGGCGACTAACAGCGGGGGAGACTATTTTGCTATTGGTGTGGGAGGTGCTGTCACTGGTAAAGGTGCGGATCTCCTCATTATTGATGACCCCCACTCGGAACAAGAGGCCGCATTAGCCGATGTTAACCCAGATATCTACGATAAGGTGTACGAGTGGTACACATCCGGCCCTCGACAGCGACTACAACCAGGGGGAGCCATCGTCATAGTGATGACAAGGTGGTCAAAACGTGATTTAACAGGTCAAGTTATCAAAGCAGCAGGGTTAAGAGGCGGTGAAGAGTGGGAAGTTATTGAATTTCCGGCTATTTTGCCCACCGGGAACCCACTTTGGCCTGAATTTTGGTCAATGGACGAGCTTACTGCTCTAAAAGAGGAGCTTCCTAACCCGAAATGGCAAGCTCAGTACCAACAATCGCCTACATCAGAGGTTTCAGCCATCGTAAAACGCGAATGGTGGCAGACATGGGAAGAAGAAGGGCCACCTTATTGTGATTTTGTACTACAATCGTGGGATACGGCGTTTGAAAAGACAACTAGGTCGGATTATTCTGCGTGTACAACGTGGGGGGTGTTCTACCAAGAAGATCCTGACACAGGAAAGACAGAAGCGAATATAATTTTACTTGACGCATTCAGAGATAGGCTGGAGTTTCCAGCGCTTAAACGCAAAGCACTAGAACAGGTTGATGAATTTAATCCTGATTCAATAATTATAGAGAAGAAAGCGTCCGGTGCTCCGCTTATTTATGAAATGCGTGCAATGGGTATACCTGTGCAGGAGTTTACCCCTGTAAAAGGTAACGACAAGATCACTAGGCTCAACGCAGTGTCAGATATGTTTGCGTCTGGTAGAGTATGGGCACCGCCTACACATTGGGCGGAAGAAGTAATTGATGAAGTTGCGTCGTTCCCTGCGGGGGAGCATGACGATTATGTTGACTCGGTATCCTTGGCACTAATGCGGTTCAGAAAAGGTGGATATCTCCGTGCAACATTGGATGAAGAAGAGGAAGAACGTACTTTTAGAAGGTTCTCACCAGGATATTATTAAGGATAGAAAAAATGGCTACAAACTCTATAGATAAAGCAGTAAACCAAGCACCAATGGGTATAGGAGACACAGATGGTATGGGTGGACTGTCCATGCCGGAGAACTTGGAGGCTGATCTTGAAATAGAGATTGAAGATCCTGAAAGCGTCACTATATCGACTCCTGATATGGAGATTGTTATTGATCCTGATGCTATTGACCCCGATGAATTTGGAGCTAACTTAGCAGAAGAGTTTGACCCGCAAGAACTACAAACCATAGCAAGTGATTTACTTGGTGATTTTGAAGAAGACTTAGCATCTCGAAAAGACTGGATGCAAACTTATGTAGATGGTCTTGAGTTGTTAGGTATGAAAGTAGAAGAACGTACAGAACCTTGGCCTGGTGCTTGTGGTGTTTATCACCCACTCTTATCCGAAGCATTGGTTAAGTTCCAAGCCGAAACTATGATGGAAACCTTTCCAGCGGCTGGCCCTGTAAAAACACAGATCATTGGTAAAGAAACAAAAGAGAACAAAGCGGCAGCTAAACGGGTACAGGATGATATGAATTATCAGCTGACCGACAAAATGCCTGAGTACAGAGCCGAGCATGAAAGAATGCTATGGGGCCTAGGACTGTCTGGTAATGCGTTTAAGAAGGTCTATTACGATCCATCCCTCAAACGTCAAGTTTCTGTTTATGTCCCATCAGAAGACGTTGTAGTGCCTTACGGAGTGTCTGATCTTAGGACATCGCCGCGTGTCACCCATGTCATGCGTAAAACTCCTAATGAAATGCGACGTTTGATGCATGCAGGGTTTTACCTCGATATAGAGTTACCAGAACCACAGAATACGTTTGATGAGATTGAAAAGAGTATCGCTGAAAAGATGGGCTTCCGAGCTTCTTCTGATGACCGATACAAAATGCTGGAAATACAATGTGATCTAGATCTTATGGGGTACGAAGATGTAGAGGACGGAAAAGAGACAGGTATTGCCCTGCCGTACATTGTTACTATTGAGAAGCAAACAGGGCAGATACTAGCTATTAGACGTAACTGGAGATCAGAGGATGATACCAAACAGAAAAGAAATCATTTCGTTCACTACCCTTATATTCCAGGGTTTGGTTTTTACGCTTTTGGTCTTATTCACCTTATTGGTGCTTTTGCTAAATCTGGGACTAGCATTATTAGGCAGCTTGTTGATGCTGGTACTCTCTCCAATCTGCCTGGTGGTTTTAAAACTAGAGGGCTTAGAGTTAAAGGCGATGATACGCCGATAGCTCCAGCTGAGTTTAGAGATGTTGATGTAACTAGCGGAACAATAAAAGATAACATTATGACGCTCCCGTATAAGGAGCCGAGTCAGGTGCTATATACACTGCTAGGTAACATTGTAGAAGAAGGACGTAGGTTTGCTTCAGCTGCTGACCTTAAACTTAGTGACATGTCAGGACAGGCTCCTGTAGGTACGACACTAGCCATACTAGAGCGCACGTTGAAAGTCATGAGTGCAGTACAGGCGCGGATTCACTACTCTATGAAAGAGGAGTTCAAACTCCTTAAAGGGATTATCCGTGACTACACACCAGATGAATACTCTTACGAACCAATAGAAGGTTCAGACCGTGCAAAGGGTTCCGACTATGACATGGTTGATATTATTCCTGTGTCAGATCCAAACGCTGCAACAATGGCGCAGAAAGTTACGCAGTATCAAGCAGTGTTGCAGATGGCAGCGCAAGCTCCACAGCTATACGACCTACCGTACCTACATCGTCAAATGCTCGAAGTGTTAGGAATTAAAAATGCCCAGAAGCTGGTACCAATGGAAGATGACCAGATACCGCGTGACCCAGTGTCAGAAAATATGGATGTCCTTAGAGGAAAGCCCGTTAAAGCATTTATTTATCAAGATCACGAGTCCCATATTACGGTTCATATGTCAGCTATGGAAGACCCGAAACTAATGGCATTAGTACAACAAAGCCCTATGGCAAAACAAATGGGTGCAGCCTTAGCCGCACACATACAAGATCACTTAGCTTTTGAATATCGCAAACAGATTGAAAAAGCTGCGGGTGTTCCATACCCTGCTCCAAACGCTGAAATGGATGAAGATACAGAAGTTGAAATTTCTCGACTCGCTGCGGCAGCCGCTCAACAAGTACTACAAGGAAACAAAGCAGAAGTGGCACAACAGAAAGCGCAACAAGCTGCAAAAGATCCAATCGTTCAAATGCAACAACAAGAGTTGCAAATCAAACAACAAGAAGCACAAACGAAACAACAGAAAATTGCTTTGGATGCGTCAGAAAAGATGGATCGTTTGCAACTGGAGAAAGACCGTATCGCTTCTCAAGAGCGTATTGCAGGTATGCAAGTCGGAGCCAGAATTGCTACAGACGAAGCGAATCTAACTGCTAAACAACAAGAAGCTAAGCTGCGTATGGGTATTGACATGGCTAGAGAAATATCTAAAGAAGACCAAACAATGCAGCAAGTGCAACAGAATCAGCAACAACCAAGAAAGGAAGATGAGTGAGTCAAGCTAACGACGTCCTAAATTACCTTACTACTAGGGTAGATGGAGAATTAGCGAACATAGAGCAGGACTTAGCAGTAGGCCACGCTAAAGACTACGCGGAATACAAACACACATGCGGAATCTATAGAGGGCTATTACTGGCGAAAAACATAATAACCGAAACATTAGAAAGGATGGAAACTGACAATGAGTGAACTTCTTATCGGCACGAACCCCGATAATCCAGAAGAAGCAACGGTACTACCTGATACTGCTGAGCGTAAAGCTAAGCAACTACCAGAACCCTCTGGTTATCGCATTTTGTGCGCAATTCCCGACAAAGAACAAGAGTATGAAAGTGGCCTCGCTAAAGCAGACATTACTATGACTAACGAGGAGTTACTGACTACTGTTTTATTTATTATGAAGATGGGGCCGGATTGTTATAAAGACAAAGACCGTTTCCCAAGTGGGGCTTGGTGTAAAGAAGGGGATTTTGTCCTTGTTCGACCACACGCAGGTACCCGTTTAAAAATTCATGGTAAAGAATTTCGGATCATTAACGACGATAGTGTTGAGGGGGTTGTAGAAGATCCTCGTGGCATATCGCGTAGTTAGGAGAGGGTTATGGCAGAAGCTGAGAAAAAAGTAGAACAGGAAGAAGTAGATTTTGAAATAGAAGGTGAAGAGCAAGAAGTAGAACTCAAAGTTGAAGATGATACTCCTGAAGCAGACCGTAATAGGTCTCCAATGCCTAAAGAAATAGTTGAAGACTTAGAGAAAGATGAGTTAGATAACTATTCAGACGGAGTAAAAGAACGTTTCAAGCAGATGAAAAAGGTGTGGCATGATGAACGCCGTGCTAAAGAATCTGCGCAACGCGAGCAACAACAAGCGGTAGAAATGGCTAAAAAAGCTATGGAGGAAAACAAAAAACTCCAAGAAGAAGCTAAAAAAGGCCGTGAAGCGTATTTAAATACCGCTAAAAAATCTGTTGAATACGAGACTGAAATGGCTAAACGAGCCTATAAAGACGCGTATGAATCAGGTGATACGGACTCTATTGTTGACGCTCAAACTAAACTTTCTGATGCAAATTTCAGAAGACAGCAAATTGAAAGTTATCGACCTCCTAGACAAGAGGAGGGAAATAGTGTAAATAGTACATCAACTGAAGCTGTTAAGCCTCAACTAGACTCTAAGACAATGGCGTGGCAAGAGCGCAATACTTGGTACGGGTCTGATGAAGAAATGACTGCGGCGGCCCTAGGGTTTCACCAAAAGTTAGTTCGACAGAAAGGCGATGCTTACGTAGGTTCAGATGATTATTGGTCGGACGTTGACAACACAATGCGCCGCAGATTCCCTGAGTATTTTGGGGAAGACAATTCTACGGACGGGGGCGGCAAGCCTGTTCGTGCAGAAAACAAACCCGCCACAGTGGTTGCACCAGCATCCCGAAGTACATCTTCCAAACGGATCGTACTAAAGCAGTCACAGGTAGCGCTAGCTAAAAAACTTGGCTTGACACCTGAACAATACGCTAAAGAACTTAGGAGATTGGAGAACCAAAATGGCTAATAATAGTAAAGATACTAGACTTGCACGCGAATTAGAATCACGCGATACACAGGAACGACCAAAACAATGGGTACGACCTGAAGTACTTCCAGAACCAAACCAAAAACCTGGATTTACGTACCGCTGGGTTCGGGTTGCGATGTTAGGCCAACAAGACCCACGTAACGTCTCGTCCAAAATGCGAGAAGGCTGGGAACCTGTTTTGGCTAGCGAACAACCACATTTACAAATGCTTGTTGACCCCAGTAGTCGTTTCAAAGACAACATTGAGGTCGCGGGTTTGTTGCTTTGCACGATGCCTGACGAGATGGTTGAGCAACGTAGAGAATACTTTGCGGAACAAAACCAAAGTCAAATGGACTCTGTAGACAACAATTTTATGAGAGAGAATGATCAAAGAATGCCTTTGTTCAAAGAAAAGCGTTCAACTACATCATTCGGTAAAGGTAAATAAATTTTTTTTAGAGAGGTTATAACATGGCTACTGTAGCTGCCCCTTATGGGCTTCGGCCTATTAATCGGGTTGATGGCATGCCTTACGCTGGTGCAACAGATACTTTTCTGATTGATCCAGCTGGTGAAGCCACCAACATTTTTTATGGACAAGTCGTTATCATTGGCGCTGACGGGTATATCGCCCTATCAACCGCTACTGGTGCTGACATTACTACTAACAACCTTGGCGGTTCTGGCGTAGGTGCTATTGGTGTGTTTGTTGGTTGCGAGTATATTAATGCTCAAGGTCAAGTACTCAACGCTCAATACTACCCATCAGGAACTTCTAACGGTGGAGAAATTAAAGCTAAAGTGATTACTGACCCATCTGTAGCTTTCCAAGCTCAATTAGATGGTTCTGGTGCACAAACAGTTTTGGGTAATAATACATTCTTCGCTGCTGCACAGAGTACATCTACTGGTAGTACTGCTACTGGTAACTCTACAAGTGCTTTGGATGCTACTGTTCAAACAGCAGCCGCTGCCTTCCGTATTGTAGGTTTTGTCTCCGAACCAGGTGACGCATTTACAGACGTTTTGGTAAAGTTTAACCCCAGCGCCCATTCATATGGCAATAACGTTGGATTATAAGGAGATATGTAAATGGCTATTTCACGCGCCCAACTACTGAAGGAACTCCTTCCAGGGCTTAACGCTTTATTTGGCATGGAGTATGCTAGATACGGTGAAGAGCACAAGGAGATTTTTGAAACTGAAACTTCCGAGCGTTCATTTGAAGAAGAGACAAAGCTATCCGGCTTCGCAGCAGCACCTGTGAAGGATGAGGGTAACTCTATCGCTTACGATAATGCACAAGAAGCTTGGACTGCTCGCTATAATCACGAAACCATTTCGCTTGGTTTTTCTCTTACTGAGGAAGCCATTGAGGATAACTTGTATGACTCATTGTCATCTCGTTACACCAAAGCTTTGGCTCGTGCTATGGCATTCACTAAGCAAACTAAAGCCGCAGGAATTTTGAACAATGGTTTTACTGCTGGTGCAAACGGTGGAGATGGAGTACCTCTTTTCTCTACTGCACACCCACTAGTTTCTGGTGGTACAAACAGTAACACTCCCGCTGTTCAAGCTGACCTCAACGAGACTTCTCTAGAGGCGTCTGTTATCCAAATTGCTGGATGGACAGACGAGCGCGGTCTATTGATTGCTGCTAAGCCACGTAAACTTGTTGTTCCACCAAACCTAATGTTTGTTGCTACTAGACTCCTAGAGACTGAAGGGCGACCTGGCACGGCGGATAACGACATTAATGCACTTGCAAACAACGGTTCTATCCCAGAGGGTTACACAGTTAACCATTTCTTGACAGATACCGATGCTTGGTTCCTTACAACTGACGTACCAAATGGTCTAAAGTACTTCGTTCGTTCGCCTATGGCTAACTCTATGGACGGGGATTTTGATACAGGTAATGTTCGTTATAAGGCTCGTGAACGATACTCTTTCGGGTGGTCTGATCCACTTGGAATGTTCGGCTCACAAGGCGCATAACAAAGCAACAAGGGAAGGGGGGTTACAAGCCCCCCTTTTTTAATCTATACTGTACGTACTAGGATACATATAACTTATATTGACTGACCTAGCAGACTTAATAGAGACGATATAAGAAGTGCTATTACACGAAAGGATTTAAAATGGCTACTACTACTTTTTCTGGGCCACTACGCGTTGGTAAAGCTCAACAAGTTGTTAATGCACAACCTGCCGGAGCAGTTAGGCTCGTTGTTGAAGCAAATTTACCAGACCCTACAGCAGCAGTTACAACAGATTTACGTCGTAGCAGCAGTGCTACAGGCCCATCTGCGTTACCAGTTATTCTCCCAGCAAACGCTATTATTACTAGGGTTGAAGGTATCGCACAAGCTACAGGCGGTACAAACCCAACATTTGATCTAGGTTGGATTGAGGTTAAAGCAGTTAATCCTGCTTCTGACACAGATGGAATTATTGATGATGGTGATGCTGATGTAGGTAACTTTGGAATAGCTTTTGCAGAAGCCACCGCTGGTGACGATATGGGGTTTACAATGAGTTCTAATTACCCTGTAAAACTTACAGGTGGTGTAGGTGCTTCAGCTGCTACGGGTGGATCTATTACATTACGTATTTTCTACCACGTATACGATCCTACATTTGGTACTGATGGTAGCGGATCTTAATAGGAGATAGCTCATGCAATATGATGTAAAGTCAGTACATTTAACTTCTACAGGTGTTGCTTATGCTGCTCGAACCCGTATAAAAACTGTGTATTACACAGTTAAAACAGTACCCGCAAACGCAGCTGATATTGTTGATATGACGTTTTTTGACAATGCAGGAGCAGCTTCTGGTACTCAGGTTCTTAGGCTATCTAACAGTGTAGTAGGCCAAAATATTGTAGATGTTCCGGGTGAAGGTATTATATGTGAAAACGGTATTTCTATTAATATTGGCACTGCTGAATCTGTAACTTTGTTTTTTGGGTAGATACTGTGGGAAATTGACCTGCCTAGATGGTGGGTCAATTCTTATATTAAGGTTATGTGATGCGTAGAAAACTAGATAAAAAATCTATGGCTTGTAATAAGCCGAGAAGAACTCCAGGGCATCCAAAAAAATCTCACGCTGTGAAAGCATGTGAGGGCGGTACAGAAAAAATTATTCGATTTGGGCAGAAAGGCGCTAGTACAGCGGGGAAACCTAAAGCTGGTGAATCTGCACGTATGAAGGCTAAGCGTAAATCATTTAAAGCTAGACACGGAAAGAACATAAAGAAGGGCAAGATGTCAGCTGCTTATTGGGCTGATAAAGTAAAGTGGTAACACAACCTAACAAGGATTGATATGGCTGAAAAGACGAGCAAAGGATATGTTAAACCCGGAACAGGAGAAGGATCTGGCGGTTTGACGGACGCAGACGGTAACCCTGTTATGACTGAAACTCAAAAAGAAATGGAAAAAGAACGAGAAGCAAGAAATAAGATGTTAGAAATGGCAAGAAAAAAACGCATGCAAGATACAACAGAAAACAAAGCTTACGGCGGTAAAGTAAACAAAATGGCTGATGGTGGCATGCCTATGGTTAAAAAAGATGGGAAAATGGTTCCTACGTTTGCTGCTGACGGTGTAGGTAAAATGTCTTACGGCGGTAAAGTCAAGAAGATGGCTGATGGTAAGATGGTTACAAAGAAAAAGAAAACCGCAAAAGTAGCAAAACGCAGAGGCGACGGTTGCGCAGTTAAGGGTAAGACTAGAGGAAGGATGGTTTGATATGGGTATGTTTAAAAAAGCATTAAACTTTGCAAGTCCAGTAGCTAGTGTCGTTAATAAATCTGGCCCAGTTGCTAAAATGTTGGGTATGGAAAAGAAAAAAGCAGTTGCAAGACCTATGGATAGTGGTGTAGTAGACATGCTTAAAAAAGGCCAAGGTCAAAACGCACTTCAAGAAGGACAAGCCAGAGTAGCCCCCAAAAAAATGAGTAAAGGCGGTGCTATGCACAAAATGCCAGATGGAACCATGATGAAAGGTGCATCTCATAAAATGGGACACGGCGGTAAAGTTAAGAAAATGTCTCATGGTGGATCTGCTTCTAAACGTGCCGATGGTTGTGCAGTAAAAGGTAAGACCAAAGGAAGGGTGGTTTAGTCGTATGATGCCTTCTCGTGGAATGGGTAAGATTAAAAAGATGGCTTCAGGTGGGCAACCTAAGTCTAAGTCTAAGTCTAAAGTCAACGAAGCTGGCAATTACACCAAACCAGGACTACGCAAGCGTATCTTTAACAGTATTAAAGCCGGTGGTAAAGGTGGTGCTCCAGGTCAATGGAGTGCTCGAAAAGCTCAGATGTTAGCTAAAAGATACAAAGAAGCTGGTGGGGGCTACAAGTCATGATGAATAAAAATAGTAAAAGCAAAGTTAAAAAGGTAATTACGCAACTAAAAAAAGCATCGAATTCACACAAAAAACAATCTAAAGTTTTAAAGAAGCTTGTTGATAAAAAACAAAATGGCTCTCGCTAAATCACAGAAAAGTCTTAAGTCTTGGACGAAACAAAAATGGCGTACTAAAAGTGGTAAGCCATCAACCCAAGGTGCAAAAGCAACTGGAGAGCGGTATCTTCCAGAGAAAGCAATAAAAGCATTATCAGATAAAGAGTATGCAGCTACTACAAAGGCTAAGCGCAAAGCTAAAAAGTCTGGCAAGCAAGTTGCTAAACAACCTAAAAAAATTGCCAAGAAGGTAAGCAAATACAGGAAGGTAACATAATGCCAACTACTCCGGGTATTAAAACCCCTAGAAAACGTAAAGCGGTACCAAAGGTAGTAAAACCCGCTGCTACACACGTAGATACAATAACGCAGACTCAATCGCAATTAAACGCACATGAGAGGGAATGCGCAGCTAGGTATGATTCGGTTTTAGATAAATTAGGAGCGTTAGATAAACGTATATTTCGTATGGAAGCTTTACACATGGCTTCTATTATTGCTGTTATTGGGCTAGTTTTAGCTACACTTTTAAGGTAAATACCTTATGACTACATCAGGTACAAGTACATTTAACCTCGACCTTAATAACCTCGTAGAAGAGGCGTTTGAGCGTTGTGGTGCGGAGTTACGTACGGGATATGAAATGCGTACCGCTCGTAGGTCTCTAAACTTACTAACTATAGAATGGGCTAATCGTGGCATTAATTTATGGACGATCGATCAAGGTAGCATCGCACTTACGCAAGGCACTGGTACTTATAATCTTCCTATTGATACTATTGATCTGCTAGATAGCGTTATACGTACGGGCACTGGCACGAATCAAAACGACATAAACATCAGTAGAATTAGTTCTTCCACATACGCATCTATACCTAATAAGAACTCTCAGGGTAGACCGATCCAAGTATGGATAGACAGACAGTCTGGTGCAACAGAACCTACAACTGGGATAGCATACCCTACTATAAACGTCTGGCCTGTACCTAATAATGATAATTACACTTTTACGTACTGGAGATTACGTCGTATACAAGATGCTGGTAACGGGGTGAATACTGAAGATATTCCGTTTAGGTTCTTACCCTGTATGGTTGCGGGGCTAGCTTACTATTTATCGTTAAAGCTACCTGAAGCTATGAATAGAATTGAAATGTTAAAAATGGCGTACGAAGAACAATGGAACTTTGCTTCAACTGAGGACAGAGAAAAAGCCTCTCTAAGATTAGCTCCTCGACAGATGTTTTATTAAAGTTATATGGCTAATAAATTTGCTTCTGGCAAAAACGCGATAGCAGAATGTGATCGTTGCGGTTTTAGATACAAACTCAAGCAGTTAAAAGAGTTAACTATAAAAACCAAAAATGTTAACATTTTGGTGTGTCCTACTTGCTGGGAGCCAGATCAGCCACAGAATCAACTGGGTATGTATCCTGTAGATGACCCACAGGCGCTACGTAACCCAAGACCAGACAATAGCTTTCCCCAATCAAGAGATATACAATGGGGTTGGAACCCAGTAGGACTAGATAATCCACTGGAATTAAGTGGGCTTGAAAATTATTTAGAAGCCGATGGTGCAATAGGAACTGTAACAATTACAACTAGTTAAGGATTTACTATGAAAGATACAGGGAAATTTAAACAGCCTCAATCAGTGCCTGTACCAAATGTAGACGGGTACCCAAACAATGTAGCAAATACTCAGACACAAAAGACTCGTGGTACTGGTGCTGCTACAAAAGGAACCGGACATAGCAAAAAGATGGGCTAAATGGACTACAATACTTTATTTAAAACGATCCAAGGCTACGTTGAAAATACGTTCCCTAGTACGTCTGTAGGCGATCCTACTAACCTAGGTACGTTAACATCTTTTACTACTAAAGAGCAGATTGATACGTTTATACGTCAGGCTGAGCAACGGGTTTTTAACGTCGTTCAACTACCTGATTTACGTAAAAATGTTACAGGTAATCTGACTACAGACAATAAGTATTTAGGTATACCGTCGGATTGGCTATCTACGTTTTCATTAGCGGTTATTGCCGCCGATGGTAGTCAGGCGTTTCTTTTAAATAAAGACGTTAACTTTATGCGTGAGTCTTTCCCAGATCCAACAGCAACAGGTGTTCCGACGCATTATGCTATTTTTGATAACACCTCTTTTATTCTTGGGCCTACGCCAAATAGTAACTATGCAATGGAATTACATTACTTTTATTATCCACAGTCTATTGTAGACGCGGGGACATCTTATTTAGGAGATGATTTTGATTCTGTACTTCTGTACGGTTCTTTACTGGAAGCTGCTACCTTCATGAAATCAGAACCAGACGAGATTGTTAATTATCAGAAACGCTATGATGAAGCACTAGGATTAATTAAGATGCTTGGTGATGCTAAAAATCGTCAAGATATGTATAGAACCCCACAAGTAAGGTACCCAGTTAAATAATATGCAAACCGAAGAACTTTCTTTTTTATTAGGTGGAAATGGTATAACAGTAGCTACTACAAGTGGTCGAGGGTTTACACCTGAAGAAATAGCAGAACGGGCACTAGATAAAATTATTTCGGTGGGGTCACAATCCCATCCGGCTATTAGAGATCAAGCAGAAGCATTTAGAGCACAAATCAAACAAGTTCTAATTTTTTATTTAAACGAGGCTGTAAAGTCTCACAACGTAACTCTGGCTAACAAGCTCACCAACGCGGGTTATTCAGAACTTATATCAATCTTAGATTCATAAGGAGCCAATCATGGCAATTTCACAAGCAATGTGTACTTCTTTTAAAGCTGAACTTATGTTAGCTGTACACGATTTTCGTAACTCAACTGGAGATACATTTAAGTTAGCGCTTTATTCCTCTTCAGCTACAATCAACGCAAACACCACAGCCTATTCAGCTACTAACGAAGTTACAGGTACTAACTACAGCGCTGGTGGTGCAAACCTGACTAATACAGGTGTGGCTAAAACAGAAACTAGTGTGACCGCTGGTACTGGGTTTACAGACTTTAGTGACCTTACATTTTCCAATGTAACAGTTACAGCCCGTGGCGCACTTATTTACAACAATACGCCATCAGCTAACGGTATTAGTGGGGCAGTTCCTAACGCAGCAGTCGCGGTCTTAGATTTTGGTGGTGATAAGACTTCAACAGCTGGAGACTTTACAGTTATTTTCCCAACCAACGACGCGACAAACGCAATTATTAGAATTGCTTAAGTAATATGTCCGTAATTGCTTGGAACGAGTCTACTTGGAATAACGATAATGGGTGGGGAGGCACTCTCGTTGCCTCTGTATCTGTTACTGGAGTAGCTGCGACTTCAAGCGTTGGAAGCGGTAACATACAGCAGTCGATAAATGTAACGGTAACTGGTGTAACGGCAACTGTTTCAACAGATGATGTAGCGCTCGATACAGAAGGTAGGCACGGAGTAACAAGTGTTTCCGCTCTTGGAGTAGCAGGTGATTTAAGTGTTACAGGTATTGGGAACGTTACGTTAAGTGCAGTACCTGCAACAGCTACTTTAGGCACAGCAGTAGCTAGCATACCTAAATCTGTTACGGTTACTGGGTTAGGAGCTACATCTGCTCTTGGAGAAGACGCGGTATTATTACCCACTACATGGGGATACAATACTTGGAATGGCTCTGATCAAGGTTGGGGTGGCTTTTTATTCGCTGATGTTTCTTTAACTGGGCTACAAGGTACTACTGAATTAGGCACAGCTACTCAGACAGGGCTTGCTAATGTAACGCTAATTGGAACACCACTTACAGCCTCTTTAAGTGGAGGGACACAAATTGAGGCGGGTGCAGATCATCCGGTTACTGGAGTTTCAGCTAGTGTATCTGTAGGTAGTGTAGTTGCATCAGCAGGTGCTAAAGGATCTCCAGCTGGTTTACAAGCCACCGCTAGTACGGGTGCGATAGGGTTTATAACTACTAACTTTATAAATACCACAGGCGTTTCGGCATCAAATGTGTTAGGAACGACTTCAGAAAGTGCAAACGCTTCTGTTACAATCACAGGAGTTTCAGCAACAATTTCCACAACCACTTCACTTGTTTGGAGTGATATAGACGATAATCAAACACCTAATTGGTTGCCCATAGCGGCCTAGGAGTAAAAAATGGCATCAACATATTCATCAAATCTTAAGTTACAACTGATGGGAACTGGTGACAACGCCGGGGCTTGGGGTAATGTAACTAACGTAAACTTAGGCACCGCGCTTGAAGAATCCATAGTGGGTTCAGCGGATGTGTCTTTTTCCAGCGCAGATGTAACGCTTAGCTTAACCGACGATAACGCTACACAACCAGCACGTAATTTAAGACTAAATCTAACAGGTACATCGGGGGGAGCACGTAATTTAATTGTTCCTGGTATAGAAAAACTGTACATAATTAATAATGGTTTAGCTGACGCTTGCACCGTTAAAGTATCTGGTCAGACAGGTGTAGCAGTACCCGCTGGTAAAACAATGTTCTTGTATAACAATAGTGCAGACGTTGTTAATGCTATGACTCATTTAGCTTCGCTGACGCTGACTACGGATCTCGCTATTGCTGATGGTGGTACCGGATCAAGTACTGCGTCTGCCGCAAGAACAGCATTGGGTGTTGCTATTGGCTCTGACGTACAGGCGTTCAATACTAACCTAGCAGCAATTAACCAAGCACTTACTACAACAAGTGATGTACAGTTTGATTCTTTTGGAGTAGGTACAGCAGCATCAGGTACAACTGGTGAGATACGAGCAACCAACGATGTAACTGCTTTTTACTCATCAGACCAAAGACTAAAAGAAAACATCACTAATATTGATAACGCAGTTGATATAGTAAAACAACTCAACGGAGTTCGATACGATTGGACAGAGGCTTACATTGAGTCTAAGGGTGGTGAAGACGGTACATTTGTACGTAAACAAGATATTGGTGTTATTGCGCAAGAAGTAGAAAAAGTATTTCCAGAAATTGTTGCTGAGAACTCTGGAGGGTACAAAGCCGTTAAATACGAAAGACTTGTAGCGGTACTAATTGAAGCTGTTAAAGAACTTTCAGATGAAGTCGAGAGGCTTAAAGGAGATAAATAATGGCATTACCCGCTTCAGGCCAGCTAGCCATATCTGAAATTGCTACTGAGTTTAGTGACTCACAACCTAACTCTATGAGTGATTTTTATAGAGGTGGTGGTTTAGTCCCTGACGCAGCTGGAAACTCTAATATACCTGAGTCAGGTGCTATTGCTATTGGGAATTTTTATAACGCTGCAAATCGTACTGCGTTAGCGCTTACAATTGCTAGTAGTGTGCAAAATTATGATGTATTTAGTAACGCTTCTGCTAACCCAGGGTATTCAGCAGGGGCAACTGACCTTACGCTTACAATTAATCCGGGGGTGTTAGTAGGATCATCAGCTACTAATACTTACGCAATGTTAGTTCCTAGTGGTTTTAATCCTGGAGACACAGTAACCATTATTAACAATGGAGTAGTTCAAGGTCGTGGCGGTAACGGTGGAAGTGCTCTCTCGCTCCCTACTACTGGCCCCGTTAGCCCTTTCTATGTCCCAAGCCCTCGAAGACAAGGGGGTGGCGGTAATCCTGGCGGAAGCGCTTTGTATGTAAATAGACCAACTACAATTGCTAATAATGGTGTTTTTGCTGGTGGCGGTGGCGGTGGCGGTGGAGGTTCCGCTATAATACGCCAAGCGCCTGCTGGCTCACCCAAGGCCCCATCATTTGCTAGTCGCTTTCTAAATGGTGGTGGCGGTGGCGGTGGCGCAGGATACTCTGGTGGCTCTGGTGGTAGCGCTGGTGGCGGTAACGGTGGTGCTGGAAGTTCTACAGGCGGTGGTGGTGGAGGCTCCGGTCAAACTGGGCCTAGTAGAAGTCCTAAAGGATTTTTTACAGCTAGTGCCGGTAACGGTGGCCCTGGTGGTGGTCGAGGGGCTGCTGGATCTTCCTCAAGCCCAACAAATCCGAGCTCTTCAATAGCGGCGGGTGGGGGAAGCGCAGGAAATTATGCAGTTGGAAACTCTTTAATTACTTGGTCAACTACAGGTACACGTCAAGGTGGCGTATCTTAAACAGAGGAAATTATGAACACTTTAAAAATGAAAATTGTAGGTTGGGAGGAAGAATCTAAATCCCTTCTTGTAAAATACGCTTCAGATGAAACAGCAAACGAAGATCCTGAAGCATATTTTGAGCTAGCGTATCAACCGCATACAATGTTTCCAGAAGCAACTACAGAAGAACAATTGCGAACAGCATTAGCGAAAGCTGGAATCTACGTTGCTGATCAACAGAAACTCAATGAAGACTTAAATGCGGACACCGCTAAACTAGATATGTATAAAAGTTTAGTTTCAGATACTGTCCATACTTACAATAGTAGTGATTTAGTAGAAGATACTTCTGGAGTGGTAGAAACGAGTACCCCAGAAGATGCTCCTTCTGAGGAGGTATAAACATGGATGTAAAACAAAAACCTTATAGAGCATTTGGGTGGGTTATTCTTCAAAATACCTACGAGGGTGTAACAACGTATTCATATGAGTATCCTAAAAATAGAGAGTGGTATAACCTTCTTTCGCAGGGTAGCGTAATTAACAATACATTTTCTGACGGAACAACGTTGCCGGACTATAAAGTTGGTGATTGGTTAACTCCAGCAGATATGGTAGAAAATATTGGCGGACATGGGGTATGCACTCATACGGCGGTAGATAATCCTATTTGGTGGTGCATCCCTAAAGAAGCAAATAATAACTACCTACCTACATGTGAAAAATGGTACCTTGCCGCGGGAGAGACTGAAAATCTACCACAAGATACAAAATTGTTTTTTTGTACTGGTACATTAGTAGTAGGAGATAAAACTATTACAAACCCTACCCAAATAAAAATAGTTTCAACCAATCAAACTTTTAACGCACATACTGATTGTTATGGAATTAAATTCATTTAATGATTCGGATATTATTTACGCAAAAAAACTTGATGTTAAATGTCCTGAAATAAAAAGTATTAATGATAGACCGCAAATTGAATCTTACGGTAAATTAAGAATATCTAAGTCCCCTAGTATTGTTAGGTGGCGTCTTGATGAATCAGATCAATTTATTAATCTATTTCCAAAACTAAAACCACACCTGTACAAGTCCGCGTTAACAAAAATTAGTTTATTAACGCCTCACGCTCACACTAATGAAAAAACTATAATTAATTTTTACTTTAACCCAAATCAAGAAGTTACTAGTTTTTGGGATGGTAACGAGTACATTAAAGATGATAGACTTACTATTGATAATGGTAATACTTACTATAACGTCAGGGCTGATAATCTCGAAGTTAAATATAGGTTTATAGCAAAACCTGGAGACGTTTGGATGTTAAACACCGCAAAAGCACATTCAGTTTTGCCAAATGCAGCTTTCGAATTAAATATGAAAAATAGTAAATTTAGAGCTAAAGAACTTGTTAACTATAATAAAACAATTACACGTACCGCAGTTCAACTTGCTTTCATGCAACCTATTGAGGAGATTTTAGATATACTTTATGGATAATTTTAAATATATTACGGAAGCAATATGTAAAGATACTTGTGCGCAACTAACTAAGTTTTTACAAGAATCAGCTGAAAACAATACAGCAATAAAAGATGAACAGTGCCCAAATAGTTTTTCTGTTTATCATCACCCCGTACTTGAGCAAGTGCTCGAAGAGTTTTTACCTAGGATGGAACAAGAAACAGGTAAAAAGCTGTTTCCAACGTATGCGTATGCTCGGTTCTATTTAGAGGGTGAAGACTTAGCTTGCCACACAGATAGAGAAGCTTGTGAGTACAGCGTAACAATTACACTAGGTCACGACGGTGAAGTATGGCCCTTATATATTGCTGATCCAGGCCAAGATACAGATTTAGGCATTAAAGGCCAAGTAGATGAAATATTCAGAGTAAAAAATCAAACCAAACTCGATATAGCTATTGGAGATGGGGTTATATATAAAGGGTGCGACGCACCACATTGGCGAGAAGCGCTTAAAGACGGATGGCAAACACAAATATTTTTACACTATGTAGATCAAAATGGCCCTTGCGCAGAGCAGAAGTACGATAAAAGACTTGCATTGTCTCATCATCAAAATTCGAAGGCAAACGAGGAAATAATTTATTGGTTTGCGCGCAATGCGATAGCCGATATTGCCTGTGAGCAGATGATACAGAAATTTGAACAAGTAGCTTTAGAACCCGCAGAGATCGGCTTACGTGATGATGAGAGTGCAGGTGTAGTTGAGAAAAATGTTAGAGATGTTGATAAGTTAAATATATCTCATGACGTTGGTATCGGTGCTACTTTAAGTGGTATAGGGTTAAATATGAATCAAAAAGCATGGAGGTTTAGTATAACAAATAGCAATCAAAGTGAGTATTTAAGATATAGCACCGAAGGACATTATGTAAGTCATGTGGATACATTTATGAGTCCAAACGCAAGTGAGTGTAGAAAATTAACAGTACTTGCGTTTTTAAATGATGATTTTGAGGGCGGTAAATTTTACTTGCAAATAGGTAAGGAAAAAACGTATCCAGATCAAGAAAAAGGCACCGTAATTGCGTTTCCTAGTTTTATGTTACATGGTGTTGAGCCTGTGACAAAAGGCATACGGCGCAGTATTGTCACTTGGTTAGTTGGCCCTTGGTTTAAATAATGATTATTTTTGATGACTTTCTTCCTAGTAGTAACCTAAAGAAAAACCTTACGAGTTCTAGCCTGTGGGACAATTTAAAACCAGGAGCACCGATTCAATGGGTTGACCACGACAAAAACCTATCAAATGCATTCGAACATTTATGCCATTTAGTTTGGAATGAGGTCGTTGGGATAAAACAAAATATTAATGGATGGGAGTATTGGACGCGACTAGTTACGCCCCTAAACGCTGATGGCCCAGCAGGCCCAGTTGGGTTTCATACAGATAATGACCTTGATGGGATAGTAGACTCAGAGGAAGAACAAAGGCTTGTTGATTCTGGGGAAATTAAAACAGCTGATTCTGGGTTTATATACTATGCGCATACAGAACCTTGTGTTGGAGGCTACTTAGAAATAAAAAGAGGTAATGGAGAACTTGAACGTATACAACCTGTGCCAAACAGATTAATCGTATTTACACCTAATGCGCAACATAGGGTTACTGAAGTAGTCAAAGGGTATAGACGCTCTATAATTTCTAACTTATGGAAGCAAAAACCAAGTAAATATGTTTAGTCCGCACTATAAATTATTAGCGTCTCAAGTTGCAATACATATTATTTGTATTGTAGGAATGATTGTTTTATGGGAGCCACAATGGTTATGGGCGTCAGCTATTGGTACTTTGCTTATAGGTAGTTATGGGGTAGGGATATACGAACACAGGTATCTTTCTCACAGATCATTTTGCTTTAACCTTAAACTAGAGCCAGTGTTAAATTTATTGGCAATTATGGCTTTGCAAGGCCCACCTATGGCTTGGGCTGCACATCACGTAGCGCATCATAGATACTCTGACAAAAATGGAGATCCTCATCCAGGAGCTAAAGGAATTAGTACTTGGTTTTGGTTAGGGTTAGGCGAACGTTTAAAAGTTGATGTAGGCACAATTCGTAGGCTTTCTAAGGTCAAAATGCACAAATTGTCTGCAAAGCATTACTTTAAGATATACTGGTCAATTATTATACTAAGTGCAATAATAGAGCCGCGTGTTACGATTTATTTTTTTGCATTTGCTGTTGTATACACATTCCATACGTCAAGCTTTACAAATGTAGTTTTACATAGGTTTGGGTACAGAAATTTTAATACTAAAGATACTTCTAAAAACTTACCAATACCAATTTTTTTAGAAAGTACTTACCATAACAATCATCATAACGATCCGTCAAACTACAATCAAGCGGTAAAATGGTATGAGATTGATTTTTATAAATATTTGGTAGATATAATTAAAGTTAGAGGTAAACAAAATGGCTAGTACATACAGCGCTTTAAAAATTCAGTTAATGACTACTGGAGAGAACCTTAATACTTGGGGGGTAGTAACTAATACTAACCTAGGTACCGCATTACAAGAAGCTATTGCTGGTAGCGCTGATGTTTCGTTCTCAAGTGGTGATGTTACTCTTACGTTATCTGACAGCAATGCTTCGCAGGCTGCTCGAAATATGAGGTTAAACCTTACAGGCACATCAGGTGGTGCGAGAAACTTAACTGTTCCCGCTATTGAAAAAATGTATGTTGTAAACAATGGATTAGCAGATGCTTGTACTGTAAAAGTGTCAGGTCAAAATGGTATAGCTGTACCAGCCGGTAAAACGATGTTGTTGTTTAACAACGGTACGGACGTAGTTGATGCAGTCACCCACTTATCTTCTTTAACTTTAACTACAGCATTACCTATTGCTAGTGGGGGTACAGGAGCCACTGCTACTACCGCAGCGAGGTCAAATTTAGGTCTTGAAATTGGTGCAGATGTCCAAAGCCATAGTGTTTATCTAGATGCTATAACTGCACTTGCTAGGTCTGATGGTAATTTTATTGTGGGTAACGGCACTACTTGGGTTTCAGAATCTGGCACTACAGCAAGAAATTCATTAGGCTTAGGTACGCTTGCAACTCAAGATTCAGACGGCGTATCAATTACTGGTGGTAGTATAACAGGAACAACAGTTAATTCAGTTACTGTGGGCAGTAATGCTGTAGGCGTTCGAACGCTATCTACTTCCGATGCGTCAGGCGGTTCTGATGGTGATATTCACTATAAATACTCTAACTAAGGTTTAGTATGACTGTATCAGTTAACGATAGTGGTACTTTTAGAGAAGCCCTGCAAATATTTGTTAATGACGGGGGCACTTGGAGAAATATAGAAAAAGTACAAGTCAATAACAATGGTACATGGCGTACGGTGTTTCCTGGAGCTTTAAACTTTTCTTCTGGAAGTGTTGGCGTTCAAACAGTAACCGTACCTGCTGGTTTGTTTGAACTATCTGTGAGTGTATACGCTGCTGGTGGAGGTGGTGGATCAGCTGTCCATACAGGAGACTTACATGGTGGTGGCGGTGGTGGCTCTGGAGGTTTTATAGTATCTCAAACTATAGCGGTTACCCCCGGAGAAGAACTTACGGTTAATATAGGTACTGGTGGTGCTGGAGGTTTTTACCCAGGGTTTCAAGCGGGTGGTAATGGTGGAGGTGCTGGAGGTACGACTAGTGTAGTAGCTGCTTCTGCTACTGTATCTGCAACTGGTGGCGGGGGTGGTGGGGCAGGTACTCCTGGTGGCGGGGGTGCAGGTGGATCCCCAAATGGTGTTAATGGTGCTACAGGTCAATCAGCTTCTCAAGGAGGTAACGGTGGCGCAGGTGGTCAAAACGGTACAGGCAATGGTAACGGTGGTAACGCTAATCGAGAAGCCAGTGGTAGTGTAGGTGCAAATGGGTTTGTAACAATAACAGGATCTTAACTATGAAAACTACATACGAAGCAAAAATTGTGGGAAAACTAACTGTTTGTAAACATGAAATAGAAATAGTGTGTGTTCATTGTGGTGATTCTGTAAGTAAGCATGAGGAAAGTACAGGCACTTGCACTAATTGTGGAAAACCTTGGAGTCCTCGACAATCAACCTCAGTGTGGGCTACATCAGTGCCACAAGCAGGGGCTAAGACTTTAGGAGAATGATATGCGTAAAATTAAAAATGTTTGTGTTTGGGTTTGGGTTAAAGTTAAACAGTTACTAACGTGGGCGGTATCTAAGTTTGTTGATGTATGCAAGTGTCAAAAATAAGGAGGCAATATGGCCCTACTTAACGCACTCATTGGCCCTGTTACAGGGCTTCTAGACAAATTTGTTGAAGATAAAGATCAGAAGGCAGCGCTAGCACATGAAATTTCGACGATGGCAGACAGGCATGCACAAGAACTTGCCCTTGCACAAGTTGAAGTCAATAAAGCGGAAGCAGCTAGTAGCTCTGTCTGGAAAGGTGGCTGGAGACCTTTTGTGGGTTGGGTGTGCGGCACTGCCTTTGCTTATCATTTTGTTATCCAACCTTTGGCTATTTTTGGTCTCGCTGCCTATGGTATGGAAGTACCTGAGCTACCAAATTTTGAAATGGGTCAGTTAATGACCGTGCTTATGGGTATGCTAGGTCTTGGTGGACTTCGCAGTTTTGAAAAAAGTAAAGGAGTGGCAAAATAATGGCACGCCTTAAACTAGACGCACCGCTTAGAACCAAGATAAAAAAGAAAACATCTATAGGGAGTTCTGTAAATTCTAGACCTCGCAGTAAATGCGATAAAAGGAGTTTTAAAAAGTATCGAGGGCAAGGAAAATGAGTTTTATGGAATTTTGGCCTGTTATATCAGGACTTATTGCTGTTGCTGCAATTGGCGTAGCATTTCGTGCAGAGATAACTATTAGAGTTAAAGTACTAGAAGACAAAGTAAAAATTTTATTTGACCTAATTAACAAAATAAAATAATTATGACCTTTAAATTATCTTTAAGAAGTGTAGATCGTCTAAAAGGTGTTGATGCCAAATTAATAGAAGTGGTTACAACAGCTATAAAATACACAAAAGTAGATTTTGGTGTTATTGAAGGGCTTAGAACTATAGAAAGACAGCAAGAGCTAGTTGATCGAGGCGCTAGTAAAACAATGAAAAGTAAGCATTTAAACGGCTCGGCTGTTGATCTTGTTGCTTACATAGGCCCAAGAGTGTCTTGGGAGTTAAATTTATACGATGACATAGCTGACGCTATGAAACAAGCGGCTACTGAACTAGGTGTTGCGGTTCGATGGGGAGGGTCTTGGACTACAAACAATATATGTGAATGGGGTGGTACTATGGAACAAGCGATGACCCACTACATAGATATACGTAGGTTAGCAAATAGAAGACCCTTTATTGATGGCCCTCATTTTGAATTGGTGTAAATATGGCATTTATAAAGTTAAAATTTAGGCCAGGATTAAATCGCAACGTAACTAATTACTCTAATGAGGGTGGTTGGTATGATGCGGATAAAGTGCGTTTTTTCTCAGGGTTTCCTCAGAAAATAGGTGGCTGGGTTAAACAAACAACCCAAGAGTTTAGCGGTGTTTGCCGCCAGATGATGAATTACGTCACTTCGTTTCTTGATAATCTTTTAGTACTAGGGACTAATTCTAATCTCTATATTGAAGTTGGCGGAATTATATACAACATCACTCCTATACGAGCTACCTACGGTACGACAGCTACTGACAACTGTTTCGCTACTACTAACGGGTCAAAAAATGTAACAGTGACCATTAACTCACATGGGGCTAATACGGGAGATACCGTGTCTTTTACAGGCGCTGTTGCTGTCGGTGGCGTACCTGCTATAGATTTAAACAAAGATCACATAGTTGACGTTATAGACGTAAACAGCTTTTTAATAACGGTAGCAACTTCTGCGAGTTCAAGTGTAGGCGCAGGTGGTGGAACATCTATAGCTGCTTTTTTTGAAATTACCCCTGGAAACAAATTACTAGTAGAAGGCTATGGTTGGGGTACAGGAACTTATGCCAGAGGTTTTTGGGGTCTTGGGTCTACAGTACCCGTTGATTTGCCACAACGTGATTGGTGGTTAGATAATTTTGATAATGACATTGTTGCTACCATACGTAATGGCCCTATTTACTATTGGGAACGAGGCTCAAATGCAGATGTGACCTCAGCGTTATCTACCCGTGCAGTGTTATTATCTTCTCTTAGCGGGGCTACGGATGTGCCTTTGCTAGCCATGCAGACGTTAGTTTCTCAGAACGATAAACACTTACTGGCTTTTGGTTGCACTCCATTTGGTGGAGGAGATCCTGACTTACTGCTTATACGTTGGTCTAATCAAGATGAACCAAAGAACTTTACTCCTGCTGTTACTAATAGCGCAGGATTTATAAGGGTTTCACGAGGATCGCGGATCGTACGGGCACTGGCTACTCGACAGGAAATACTGGTCTGGACTGAAGGTCAGCTGTATTCATTACAGTTCTTAGGCACTACTGATGTGTTTGGCTTGCAGGAATTAGCAGACAATATATCTATGTTATCTCCTCGTGGCTGTATAGCAGTTAATAACCAAGTGTATTGGATGGGGCATGACAAGTTCTATGCTTACACAGGTGCGATCCAGACGTTGCCTTGTAGTGTTCGAGAATACATATTTACAGATATAAACTACAATCAGTCAGATCAGATTGTGTGTGGCACTAATGAAGGATATAACGAGATATGGTGGTTCTACCCAAGTGAAGCATCTAACTGGAACGACCGTTATGTCGTGTATAACCACCTAGAAGAGATTTGGTACTACGGTACTATGGAACGTACAGCGTGGTTAGATAGCCCACTGAGAGACTTTCCACAAGCAGTGACAACAGGACAGAACGTTGCTGACGGTAATATTTTCTTTCAAGAGTATGGAGTAGATTCAGATGGAACCGCAATGGAATCGTATATTCAGTCTTCTGACTTTGACCTTGGTGATGGCGATCAATTTATGCTTAGCAGGCGTATTATTCCAGATATAAACTTCACCGAGTCAGAAGCAGCGGAACCAGAAGTTAACTTCCAAGTAAGACCTAGAGACTTTCCTGGGTCTACGTTCCAAGCAGATGTGTCAGACAGCGCTAATGTAGTTGAGACTTCCGTTGGAGTATACACAGATCAAATATTCTTACGTGCTCGTGCTAGGCAGATGGCGCTTAAAATTAGCTCTAGTGGGTTAGGTGTAAAGTGGCAGTTAGGTAGCCCACGACTTGATGTTAGACCGGACGGTAGACGTTAATGCCATTTTATAATGTACGAGCACCAGCATTACCACAAGCTACGACCTTGTATGACTCAAGGTTTCAGAATACTTTTGCTGATGTTCTACGTCTTTACTTTAACCGTCTTGATGGAGATTTAACTTCTCTAAGTACTAGTTTAGGTGCGTCGCAATTAAACCTACCTACAGCGTCTTATTATGACACTACGACTCAAACAGCAGCTAGTATTAACACAGCATACAAAGTTAAATTTGGTAATATAATTAATCAAAACGGTATTGCGGTAAGTGGTACAGGTGGCACAACATTTACTGTAGAAAAGCCTGGTATCTACAACATATCGTTTACTGGGCAGAAAGAAAGTAGTAGCGCAAGTGCTCAAGAGATGCACGTATGGGTAGCTAAGAATGGCACTAATGTAGCTAATTCTGCTCAAGCGTACTCAACGCACAACAATAATCAACGAAACGCTTTGCATTGGAATTACAACATAGCGTTAACAGCTAATGAATATATAGAACTTATGTTTTCGGTAGACGTTACCACACTAACATTAGCTCCAGAAGCGGCAGCTACGCCTCATCCAGCAGTACCATCTGCGGCTTTAACTATTAATTTTATATCGAACACAGAAGGATTTGTTGTCTAAGCTAGGCAAACAGCTAATTTTTAGGGATAATAAGGTTATGAATACTCCAGCAGTAGCACAAAACTTAGCATCAAGAGGACGTAACGGTGATACCACACTAGTCCACATGACCCCCGATGAAGTGCAGGGGTTACAAGCATTAGCTATGGCGCAAGGTGGATCGCTTACAATTAACCCAGAAACAGGGTTGCCAGAGGCTTCGTTCCTTAGTGATACGTTTAAAGCAATAGCCCCTACGTTGATAGGTGCAGGACTTACATATTTTAGTGGTGGCGCTATTCAACCTTGGATGGCAGGTGCATTAGTAGGTGGGGTTGAAGGTGTAAGAAAAGATGATATAGGCGCGGGTCTAATGGCAGGTCTTGGTGCTTATGGTGGTGCTGGGATGGTTAAAGGTCTAGCAGGAATGGGTGCAGCACAAGCAGGTCAAACGATACCTGGAGGAGTTGATACCACAGCGCTTAGTGAACTTGGTGGTGGTATGACTCCAAATGTTGCTGGTGCTGGTACTGCTGGCGGCACTAATGCTTTAGGCATAGCTCAAGGCGGTGTTGACTCTAGTTTAATGGGAGGAAACATTACTGGTTCAGCTTCTGCTCCTGGTGCTGGTACTACTGGTAGTTATTTTAGTTCAAATTATGGGCCAGCCACAAATGCAGTACAACCTCCTGTAGAGATGATAAAACCCGCTACTTTTACTGATGTACCTGTTCAGGATTTTAGTTTTCAACAAGGCACACCTGATTATAAGGTATTTACTGATGCGGGCACACAAGGTTTAGAAACTACTATACCTAGACAAGATACAGCCGCAATAATTGAAAAGTCGTACGGAGTTGGGGAAGCAGATAAAATTGCAATGGCTAGAGAGGGGTACGCACCTTCCTTTAGACAAAACATCGACACTGGGATATCTAGATTAGGTGAAGAAGGTGGTTTTACGGCGCTAAAAGATAATTATATAACTGCAATGGGCGGCCCTAAACTAGCGTTGTTAGGTGGTGCTGGCGTACTAGGTAGCGTGGCTGATGGTTACGGTGCTTTTGATTATAAACCTATGGAGTTAGCAGAAGCAGAAACTGATGACTATGGGTACGAAGGGCCATATCTACCCGCAGAAAGAAACGTAAGGTTTAGAGGTATGGACGCTATATTAGGTGGAGAAGGTAGAGAGTTTAAATTCTTTGATCCTGTAAACCCAGTGCCTAACGTACGTACTGCTGCTGATGGTGGTTTGATGAGCGCTAAAATGGCGCAAGGTGGAAGGTATTTGGATGGGCCAGGTGACGGAGTAAGTGATAGTATACCTGCTACAGTAGACGGAGAGCAGCCAGTATTGCTTTCAGAAGGTGAGTACATTATTCCCGCCGAGGTTGTTTCAGCTGTAGGTAACGGCTCTTCTGATGCAGGGGCTGATAAGTTTACTGCTTTAGTAGACACGATAATGGCTAAAACACGTAGGGTAGCAAAGGGCAAACCAAACGGTGCTGATAAACTATTAAAAGGGTTAGTACCACAGACAGCATGATGAAAGTCTCAATGGTTCCCAGAGAGCATGTAACGGACATATGGGATGCGGTAACATCGCACTTAAAGAAAGCCGCTGACTATACGTATGGGCGGTATGAAGTTGACGATATATTAGATTGCATTACAGATTATGATCACACGCTTTGGATTGCGTTCGATGAAGAAAGTATTAAAGGCGCAGTGGTTACAATGATTAGGCAGTACCCACGTAAAAAGTACTTAGATATGGTGTTTACGGGGGGTGTAGAGTTAGAAAAATGGAAAAAGCCTATGTTAGAACTGTTGCAAAAATGGGCTTTTGATACTAAATGCGACGGGATTGAGTCCGTTGGCAGGCCAGGTTGGGCTAAAATTTTTAAATCTGACGGGCATAAACCGTTGTGGAATACATACGAATTACCTGTGGCTAGCACGGGTTTAGGAGATATAAATGGGTAAAGGTAGTCCAGCACCACCACCAGCACCAGAAAGTCAAAATATAAATCAGAGTAACTTACCTGAATATGCTAAGCCGTACCTTACGGATATTATGCAACGGGCACAGGCTGAGTCTAATAGACCTTATCAGGCTTATGAAGATCCACGAGTTGCTGGGTTTACTGGAGCACAAACTGGAGCACAGCAAGAAATTGCTGGTATGCAAACGAGACCGGAATTTGATCAAGCTGCTCAATTCGCAAACACAGGTGGGACGCAAGCACTTGGGTTTGGGCAAACAGGTGCAGGTCTAGGTGCAATAGCTGCGGGGTCAGGACAAAATTATCAGAACTTAGCTACTTCAGCTGCGGGGCAGCAGGCGTTTATGTCTCCGTACATGCAGAATGTAGTAAATGTAAACAAACAAGAAGCGGTACGAGACGCGCAAATAGGTAATTTAGCAGGTAATTTAGGCGCTGCTAGGCAAGGTACTTACGGTGGTGCGAGGCAGTTGTTAGCTCAAACAGAAAGAGAACGTAACTTACAGCAAGAACTTGGCGCTATACAAGCTAGAGGGCAGCAACAGGCATTTGATCAAGCGCAACAAGCTCAACAGTTTGGTGCTACTCTTGGACTACAAGGCTTACAAACAGGGCTTCAAGGACAACAAGTGGGTCTACAGGGCGCACAACAAGCCGCGCAAGCAGGTGCAACTATTGGTGATATTGGTAGTTCAGCACAAGCTAATCAGCTACAGAGAATACAAGCGCAAGCCGCTGCTGGACAAGAACAACGTGGTCTTAATCAACAGTTACTCGATCAGTCTTATGCTGATTTCTTAGCACAACGTGACTACCCAATGGAGCAGTTGGGGTACTTCAGTAACTTGATGCGAGGTATTCCAGTAGGGCTTGGTTCAACAGCTACAACATACGCACAACCTCCATCAATGGTGTCTCAAATAGGTGGTTTAGGTATAGCGGGTCTTGGTATGGCTAACTTAATAGGGAATAACTAATGGCAATGGGAAAACCTTTTAGTATGCAAGCTCCTGAAGATGTCGCTAAAGAATACGGTGGTAATAAACAAAGTATAGCTAAAGCTGCTCAGATGGGGTTACTTGACCCTACAACAGCTGTAATGGCTGGTATGTTTATAGATCGCATGAGAGAAGCGCAAGCAGAAGAACAGGCACCTCAACAAACTGTGGCTGAGCAGACGTTTGCTCCATCACAACCACCAATGCCACAAGGTATGCCACAA